CCGTCCAACAAGTAAGGATTAGTTCCGCCTCCGGGGATCTTCCTCTTTAGTCGAATAGTCAACAGCGGGTCACTATCCTCCTTCACGACTATGCGCGAACTCATCTCACCCCCCTTCTTCTGGCTCTATAGGTTGGTACACATCGTCACTGGATGTAGTCTCAAGAATGTCCACCACTGCCGTATAGGTATAGTCGTCCACGATCACCTCGAACGGACCCCAAGGCTGTGGCGGAGTTGGAGGCCCTGAAAGCACAACGAAGGCTGATACATCATGCGACCCCGAGGAGTGGTCCTCGATGGTTGTCCGCGGTAGGAACAGTGCCTCAACCGTTCCAAAGAAGGTCGAGTACCCAGCAGCCACTAGACCCTCAATTGTCTCAAATCGAGTGAGGGTCGAGATGTCATCGACAACAACATTGATGGACTCTGTAACACTGACGTTGATCGTCGCAAAGATGTAAGCAACGTCCTGTACCGCCGCGACGCTGTAGTCCTCAATCGTCAACACAGGCGGCTGGAAGGCTTCGACGGTCCCGTAGAAGACGCTGTAGTTAGCCGCTACGAGACCAACGATGCTCTCAAACTGCTGTACCGTAGCCTGGTCATCGACCGTGATGTTGATTGCGTCACTGACGTCGATAGAAACAGGTATCCCACTAAGGAATGAGGTGTCAGTAACAACCTGGTTGCTGTAGTCCTCAATCGTTAGTGCGGGATCGTCTAGACCTTCAATGTCGCCTTGGAACGTAGAGTAGTTGGCTGCGGTAAGTTCCTCAACAGTAGCAGGAGGTGCCTGGCCCGCAAGGAACCATGTGACGTCAAGGGACGTTGTCGAAAGGTACTCATCCCAAGTAGGAGTGACTTCAGCTTCGACTGTACCATAGAAGGTAGAGTAGCCAGCTGCTACTAGGCCCTCGATAGTCTCGAACTTGTCTACCTGCGCCGTATCAGTGACTGTGACATTCAGCGTGTCTAAGACATCGACAAGTCGGTCTGCAAAGACAAAGGCAGTTTCGACGTTGCCTTCATTCTCAACGGTCAGCCCTTCAGGTGACCAGAACTCAGTGAGATCTGGAGACTGACCGTAGTTTGGATCAGCAGCAACAAGCTCCTCGACTGAGGCAGTAGGAGCCTGACCTGCTAAGAACCAAGAGACATCGAGAGTTGTAGTGGGCTGGTAGTCATCCCAGGACGGAGTCTCAAGGGGTTCGACTGAGCCTTGGAATGAAGAGTAGTTTGCAGCGACAAGCCCTTCAATGGTCTCAAACTTGTCAACCTGTGAAGTGTCATCGACTGTGACGTTCAGATCGTCAGAGACGTCAATGAGTCTATCGGCGAACTGGAAGGCATCATCAAGATACGAGTCGTACGCTGTACGGTCGATAGGCTCTAGGAACTGTGAAGTGTAGTCGGAAAAGACTACGTCGTGCGCTGCATTGATCTCTTCAGTAGTAGCATCTACTTCAGGCGCAGCTGTTGTTAGATGCTCGGCTTGGTCCTGAGAATGCTCCCACGGCCAGAACTCTGCGGGCCAGTGTTTGTCGACATCGAGGACCCACAACGTCATCGATCCTGCGAGCGGAGTCGCTTCTGGAACGGTGAGGATGAAGGCCGTGATATCTAGTGGCGTCTGGTCAACTTCGTCCCATGGTGGAGCACGCGGCATGTGTAGACTCTCGTAGTCAGAGAGCTGCACGATGTCGTGTGCGGCGACGATCTCCTCGGTCGTGGTGTCTAGGATGATGACCTGCGAGAAGACCCACGTCGTGTCAAGGACCGTGGCCGTGAGGAAGCCGCTCTGCTCGGCGGTGTCGTCGTACTGTGCCAAGTACATCGTCTCACCGTCTGGTGCCTGCCCCATCGGTACGTGGTTGGCAAAGCTGATAAGCTCCGCTGGAGACGCCTCGGTGAAGGCGAACGCGGAGTACGCGCTGTCGTCGGTGGCGAGCGTCACCGAGATCGCGAAGTCCACCGACCCCGCCGTCGTCTGCCGAATCGCCGTTGAGCCAAACGCTGTGAAGTCGTGCGTGTGTAGCAAGGTGCAGTTGGCACCAGCCACGCCCGGTGACGCGGCGCCGGTGTACTGAATGGCGACCGCGACGCACTCCAGGCCTTGGTACTGCAGAGTGACCGAGGGGTTGGCCACGTTCTGGTCTATCCCGTCGAAGTCAACGACAACGGTTTCCATCGCAGCGTCACCGGTCCACGTAGCTGCGACGACGTGGATGCTAGTCGTGCCCTCGGTCTTGTCCACCGACACGGTCTGCGTACCCTGCGGAATCCCCTTACCGAGGAAGTACGCGTACGACCGTCCGGCTTCAGTCGCGGTGTCGACGTTCGTCTGGATCCGCGTCATCGCGACGCCGCCGTACGTCACACCGACGACGATATCGGTCGAGACGGTGCCGTGTGCGATGAGGACGACTACGGCCCTGACGGTACCCGTGGCTGGGTGTGAGACCGTCGTTGGATCCGTTGCGGCGATGACCTCGGTAGTGACGTTGAAGACCAGTGCCACGTCAGACCTCCCGGATCAGGATCGTCCGCCGCTTGGTACGATCGTCGCGCGTCTTGACCGCCGAGAACGAGTCGCCGTGCTCGACCAGCTCGTACCCTACCCTGATGTGCGATGCCTTCTTACGAGCGAACCAGTCACGCGCCGCTGCCTCAGTGACTATCTCACCCGGCGCATCCCATGCTATAGGGTCAGTGGTTGCATGATCTCCTAGAGCGATCGTCTCCTCGCCGCCCACGACGATGACACGTTGCCAACCCATTACGTCATCCCAATGTCGTAGCCAAAAATGCCCGTAGGCGGCGGTTCTCCCCCACTGGCATCGAACTCGACGGCAACAGAGCTGTAGGCTCCCGTGCTGGCACTGCCCCAGGTGATGGTAGTGCCAGTGAAGCCGCTGTCTCGATGTGCGATGTCGCAGCGACTGGTCGGCGTAAGGATCTGCTGCTCCGCGTCGGGGGTCGTGGACTCCGTCCAGTCTGTCGGCGGCGTCCATCCGTCTGCGGTTCCCTCGTCGTGGACCGAGACGATGACGGGGTTGTCGGTCAGACACACTGCAGCGAAGGCTGCAATCTGAGGTGTGCCCGACGCGACGACCTCATCTTTTGCGAACTGCCTGAGCGCGGCGACTCCGGTATTCGTCATCCCAGAGATTCGGTAGATACGGATATGGTTGCCTGTGCTGTTGTCCACGTTGAAGGTGGCGGTAACGTCCGTTGACACAGCCGTAGCCAACGCGTTCTGAGCGAAGACGGCACCGCGGCCGTTGTTGCCCGCGGTCTCAAAGATGATACCCGTACCTAACCGTGTCCACGCCGCGGTGTTCCCAGTACTGGAGATGACGAGGTCAGTGTCCACCAAGCTTGTGCCTGTGCCCCAGACGACGCAGACGAGCAGGTCGTTCGCTGCTGGTGTGAACGCGCCACTGGAGATCGGACCAGCGGCAGTATCGGAGATCGCAGCCGCCAGGGTACAAGTAGCCATCTACGTCATCCTCATAACGGACACGACTTACACCCCAAGGATCTTTGGGGGGCGAGGCAACACGGGCGGGTTGTCTCTCCCAGGAGCCCACAGCCCTGGCTCTTGAGTGACCTCTTCGGCTTTGTAGATGACTTCTTTGAGATGGCCTTCACAGAAAGGAATGATGATCCAACTGTGCAGAGGAAGCTTGGCAAGGAGACGAGTGTACCAGTCAAGCTGTGGAGGAGTGTCGTCGATGAAGAGCTCTGCAGTTCCGTAGACCGGATCGTCGCACTCTTCAACGGCGCACTTCTTGTACGCCTTCACGACAACTTGAGGTGACGGCCCTGGGCGGAACCCAGGGCCGTACCTCTTCTCGTCGAGGGTCGGCCTTCTCATGCGCCCTTACAGGCCGAGCAGGTGACTTCGGCGGGATCGTCGGTGGTAGCAAGTCCGACAGGATCGTTGACGATCTTGCCACACTTTGTCTTATAGACGAAGGCTCCACCTGGGAAGTTGTCTGTCGACTCCATGTACACGGGAGCCTCGTCGACAGCGTGCAGCTCGACGTACTCCGTAGCGACAGCTTCTTCAGTGTCTCCCATCTTATGCTTCCTCCCAGTACATGGTGCCGGCCCACACTGACGTGTCCGCGCCGACCGTCTTCGTAAGTGCAAGAAAACCAGTCGTCACGACAAAGGGCTCAGTCCCCGGTGGGAACCACAAGATGTATGTGCCGACGATGTCGAAGCCGAAGTCTGAGATCGAGACACCTGCGGTCGGCTCTGCAGTGAAGGTCGAGCTTGCCACCGTGATCGGAGAGCCAGTAGAGAGGTCGAGCTTAGTGTTCGCCGCCGTGATATCGGTCTTCGTCCCTGCTGTGGTAACTCGGTTCAGAACCCATCGGACACCCTGTGCTGCGGTAGCTGCTGTGTTTCCGATGTGCACCCCACGAACCTTGGCACGAACCGTCGCCGCAAGCAACGAGATGTGCGTCTTCGGCGCAGTCGCACCCGCAGTGGAGTCGATCGCTGCAAATGCAGCTCCTGCCATCATCCCTCCTTACGTAGGTACTAACTATTCCTGTATGGGGGTAAATCTAGACAGTACACGAACGTCTCGATGGAGGCTACAGTTGCGAGATCGGACCACACGCCAAAGTTCCATTGCTCGGGAAGACCGAATGACTGTGGGCCTCTGTTAGGACGGTTGTATATGATGTGCAAATCTCGTATGTCTCCTTCCGGTATGTCTCCCCAGGTCCAGCCACTGCTAACCGCTAAGTCGTCAGTGTCGCAGTTGACGTCCCAAGTTACCCTGGGAGGAGACGGAGGAATTTGCCTGAAGTCACCAGCCAAGTAGTATCTCGCGCCTCCTTGCTGATCCCAAGAGATAGCTGTCTCGCCTGAACCGCATGTTTGTCCAGCATCTGTATCAATTACACGAAGGGCGCCTCGAACGTTTGGATTGCCTGACGTAAGATAGCAGCCGTGAATAACTCCATTCGAGTCTGGGATAGAAGCAACCGCTATGCCAGCTGATGCTAGTATAGCACCTAAGACGACTCCAACGAGTAGCTTCTTCATCCTAGGCTCCTATGTTGATCGTGAGCGTCACCGTCAGCACCCATGTCTGAGTCGACGGCTTCGTTCCTAGCGATTCAACCTTGCGGCTGAACATCGTAACTGCGGCCACGGCATTGAAGTAGCCCCACTCTTCCCATGCGAAGTTTGCCTCTCCAGGTGCGAAGACCGCTCTGGCCGTGATGACGTTCGTTGCGCGTGATGGGAAGGTTGCTTCCATTGGTCGACGGAAGGTGGAGCCTCCTTGAAGGTCTGTCTGTCCAGGTGCGAAAACACCAGCTCCGTTGCCAACTCCCAAGTGGGCGTTTGCGTTGTTGAACTCTGCTGTTACAGCTTCACCGTTGAAGTCCTGAGCAATGTGGTCCCTTCCTGCATTAGTCAGAGGCATTGTCTACTCCTAGGACCTGTGTGTTGACAGCAAGTGAGGAGTCCATAGGTGGCGGGTTGAGAATGCGCTCGATGACCTTGCCGTTCTTGATGCGTAGGACCTCGATCGGCTTGTCACCTTCCTTGTACTCGCCTTTGTACTTCTCCAACAACACCTCCTCGTCGAAGCCGAGAGTCGAAATGTCTTCACGGTCTTTCACCCTCCACCTCCTTTACGCGTGCTCAAGCTTCAACGTCGCACGACAGGAAACAGCTGCCGGAGCATTGCATCGAATGACGAACCCCTCGGCCACTGCAGTGTCGGGAGTCTGGCCGAGAGAGAAGTCGTAGCTGAAGAGTCCCTTGTTTGGATCGAGTGCGAACGGTAAGATTGATGTAACAACAGTAGGCTCAGCTATCCAGTTGAAGCCTGCTGTCCAGTCAGCCACAGTAACCCTACCATACAGTTGACGCTCTGCGCCACCTGTCGAGTTGGTACCCGGTGAGTTCGTAGCGAACGTGCAGTAGCAAAGTTCGACGAGGACGGGCTCAGCCGATGCTGTGACCCCATCGAAGTCGATCTCGAAGTATTGCAAGTCAAGACCTACGCCCGCTCCCGCCTTGGCTCCAAGAACGCTCTTGGCAACACCGGCGGAGAGTGCGACCTCACCTTCGGTCGAACATGCGTACCCAAGCTTGGTCATATCCCTCCCTCCTATGCTGCCCTAAAGAGCCCGGCAACGTTGATCTGTGCCGTCAGGTCTGTGCCCTCAGTAGTAACTGTGAAGTCGTGATACGTCCATGGAGTGATGTTCGCGTCAGTACCTCCAGTGGTATCATCGTCGAAGCAGACAATCAGCTTGCCAAGTGTGTTGTTCACACCACCACCTGCGGAGGTCCAAAGCAGGTCAGGAATGTCAAGGTCCCGTCGGTTGTTTGTGTCATCGGGCGCCGGCAAAGCTGCAAGCTCGACATCAGTAAGGGTCTTCCTAGCATAGTTTGTGAAAGTTGCCTGGTCATTTGCTGCTGCAAGGAGTGCCGACAGGTCATCGTGGTTGTTCAGTACGTCATCAGCCTCAAGGCCCGTTGCGATAAGAAGTACAACAATGAAGGCAGAGTTCGCATGGTGGTTGGACTTGACAATGCTGTACCACTCAACACCGCGGCCTTTGGCGATGTTGAAAACGCCGTCAGCCACTCTTCACCTCCCTCCTACCAACGTTCGTCTCTTGTGCCATCCCTACACTGACGATCGTTCCCTCGAAGACCCTGTCGTGCTCGTGTTCCAGATCGTCGTTATCAGGATGGCGATGAGTATACACATGGCCGTCTGGCGCAGTGTGATCATGATACTCCATCGTCATTCCTTCGGCCCTCCTGTTCTGCTGCCCTGACGAGAACCATCCACGTTACCGTTTTGCTGCTGGACAATCTCATCGGGGGCGGGCTTCTCTTCCTCTTCCACAGAAGGCCTTCCCTTCATTATCCTCGCTTCGACGTCACGTTCTGTAACGTCATCGCCACCTAGTGGGAGGTCCATCTGGTCACGGGTCCACTGTTCGAGATCCGGAGTAGGTGTGAGGATCCCAGGCTCCGCGAGGTTCCGCATCGCTACACTGAATGCCCTCCAGTCAGCAGCCTCACCGATACGTCGGACTCGAAGCTCTGGATATGACAAGATCTTCGATCCGTAGTTGTACCTGACGAGGTCTGGGATCGCGTCCTTGTTGATGTTCATCCGTACAATGTCAGAGACATAGCGCAGGGCCTTCATGAAGATCTCCATCTGAGAGCTACCTAGCGCCCGAGACCCTGAAGTGGTGCTTCCGAGGTTCATGAACTGCCCAAGAACGTTACGGGCAATCATGAGGTCGTGGTGCTCTGCGGACTTGAGGACGTCCACAACTCCGGTGTTCATCGCGATGAACTCAACGTCCCAACCCGGAGGCAGCGTAACGTACGCCTTCTCGTTCGTCCTTAGGTTGCGCCCAAGTTCATTGGCAAACGTCTTGTCCTCGTTTGTGAAGCCTGGAGGTAACTTGATCTTTGGGATACCGATGCCGTGGCGTTCCTTCTGAATCGCATCGACCTTGTACAGGTTCTCCTTGTAGTACCAGTGTTTGTAGGCACTACGAAGGATCGAGGTACCCTGTGGGTCTCCTCCCTCCTTGTCAAGAGTGAAGATCATCAGCTTCGGCGCTGGGATGTCTACCTGTGAAGAGAAGTTCGTTTGGCCATCGACGCGGTTGAAGACGATGTGGTTCACAGTACCGTTGCTATTGAACTCGAAGCGATCAACGTGCACAGGGTGTCGAGGTGCGAAGGCCTCCCATCGGACTACTTCCTTCTCACGTGGACGTTGCTTCTGAGCATTCTTCCACGTGTCCATGACGAAGACCTTCTCGAATGCGTAGTACCCGTAGTCAAGCATGAGAAGGCATTCCCAAAGGAACTCGATGAAGGGCGTCCGCATGTGATTCAAGGCCCACCAAGCGAAGTCCGCGATCTCACGGTCCTGATCAGACGCAGATGCTGGCTGCATGTACCACTGTGCACTGATGATTGGTGTCTTCACCAGGCGCAGCGTGGCACGAATCTGAGCATCAGACCTACGCATTTGGTCATAGGTCTTGATACCGCGGATGCCTCGGAGCTCTGGGTTGTACTCGATGATGCCAAAGCTACCGTATGAGGTCATACCGGTAGCCCCGAGCTCTCTCAGGTTAGGCTTCTCTGCAAGCTCAGCAGTGTCTCTAGCATCTTCTATGGTCATGCGGGCTGCTGAGCCTCTGAACCAATCCCTAATTGCCATATCACCACCTCGGGATATCGTCTAGGCGGAATGCAGAATCGTCAGCCCTCGAGAAGACACCCTCACCACGACTGAAGATGCCTACTGGATCGGGCTCACGCCCGATTGCTTCGTCAGAAGTAGGCCCACCAAGGTCTCTTGACTCCATTACGTCTGAGAGGTGGTAGCGGGCCCCAAGTTCGAACAAGTGCATGATGCCATAGCGGATCGCATCCATGCAGTGGTCGTTCAGCTTCTTTGGCTCTTCCTTCTTGTTCTCCATCGCGGTTCTGGCAAGCTGCTTGGTCCGGTAGTTCTGGAACTCGAAGATGGTATTGTCACAATTGCGGTCCACGTACAGGTGTGTCTTCTGCTCACCTAGGTCGTTCAACTGCACTGCAAGGAAGTCCTTGACCTTCTTGATCCCAGTCAGCCAGTCCTTCTTGGCTTCAGGGTCACTGTAGGTAGGAGCAACCAGTCGACTCATTGTCGCAGTAGCCTTCGGGTCAGCCGAATCACCGAACCCGCAGACGATCGAGTACCCTTCAGGCTGTGGGCGTGCGTTCATGATCGCAGCATGGTCGCTGTCGATCTTCCCCGAGTCGTAGTACTCCCTCCAGATGTAGACCTCGTCTGAAGGCGAGATCTGTGCATCTAGAGCCACGAACGGGTTCTCGAATCCGTAGTCAAAGAACAGGTAGTTAGGCCACTCTGGGTTATACTGGTACTTGTCGACGATGTGGACCTCATCAGCCCACTCGGTGTAAATCTGCCCCACGAAGGATCGAAAACTAGCTCCGATCTCCTGCCAGAAGAAAGGATCGTCCGGTGTTCGTAGCTGTCTTTGGATCTCTGGGTCATCGAATCCCTCCGGGTACACGTACGGATTCTCCCAAGCTGGGAAGTTCCAAGACTCCCAGTCCGGGTAAGCGGGGTCCTGTCCCCACTTGTAGATGTCGTAGAACCAGTTGAAGCCCTCAGGCGTACTTGGGAAGATCGCCCAGCCATGTTGGTCTGCGAGGGCAGGCGTAATGTACTTGTCCCAGACAGTAGGCGACTGTTTTGCTGCCTCGGAAACAATAACCCCCGCAAGCCCCTCACCAACCAGAGTATCCGGGTGCTGTGCACTCTTGACATCTACTCGAGTACCCCATGGCATCTCGATGTACATGTCACCAGTGCGAATGTTGTAAGCCTTCCTCTTGATGTTGGGTCCCATCTTGAGGTCGATGATGATGTACTCCCACAAGTACCGGAACTCCTTCTCGCCAAGTTCATATGTCGGCCCGACGATCCAGTACCGATTTCCCCGTTTGGACAAATCGAGCAGGTCTGGCAACAGTTCCGCAGCTGCCATCTTCGACTTACCAAATCGCCTTCCGCACACAGGCACCTTGAACCGTGCAGGACTATCGTGGCACAGCTTCTGCTTCACGTGGGGCCTGTATTTGATCTTCCCCCACAGAGCCTGGGTGTCAATCATTAGTTCCACCACTTGATGAGCCAGAAGAAGACCCTCACTACTCGACCTCGGAAGTTGTCAGCAGCGCCTAGGTGTTCATACTTCAGTCCATCAGGACAAATGGGTACCTGGGTTAGGCTCGTACTGTAGGTTGTATGGGTGTTTACGTTTACCTGCATCATAGTAGCTCCACGAGGTTACGTCCATCGAGTAGTGTCACGTTGCAAAGTGCCCTTCCGAAACTGTCCAGCTTAGTCGACTCGACCCATACTATGGTACCGGGTGGAATCAAGGTACCCAGCAGGATCTTGGCGTCTTCGTACCCCTGCTCCCCCCTCTCGGGGGCATCGACTCCGAGTAGTCGAATGCGGCTAGGAGCACCTGTAACCTCTCTTTGCCAGACACCCCATCCAAGATCGAGGTCAGCAGCAAACGTGTCACCATCGACAACACGTAGTACTGTCGCCTGTACGGTCCAAGTCGTCATGCTAGCCTGAAGACGGCTATGGTCAGGGCAGTCACGCCACTGTACGTCAACTCGATCTTACCATTGGCTGGATTAGTGAACCGGCCAGGTTCGAGGGAGAACATCCGCTCGGCAGCATTCGGGATCACGAAGTTGACGTCGGGGTTGAATGCTATAGCCCCTTCTGGCGAGAGACTCGTTGGGTCGTTGACAGTGATCGTCCAAGACGCCGAGTGAGCATTCTTCACGTGAACGATGCACTTTATGCCTGCAGGAGCGAAAGCGTCTCCACCTCCTGCAGCTGCTGCATATGTAGGGGTTGACAGGGTCTGGGGGGTAACTACCTGAACCGTCAGGTCAGCCACTTACACTCCCTTCACGAACCAACCGGTGTTCTGTCATCGTCCCATCGAAACTGAGCCTCGCTACCGTCTGCGTTGTAGACTCTGAGTGGGAAGTGGGTCTTACACCCTGCGCAGTACGTTCCGCCGTAGAACTTTGGGTTCCTGGCGTAGGTTTCAGCGATCTCTCGACCCATCGTCGTGACAGTACCGCACTTGACGTGAACGTAGCTACGCCGAACAGGACGTACAAACCCCTTCCCGCGTTCCTCTTCAGACAGGACGAGGTAGCACTTTTGCATCCCGCTCTCTTCGATGACTACGAGGCACGGGTCGTTAGGGTCAGTAGTGGTACCCACTACTCACTCACCTGCGGCCTTATCCTTCGTCTGGATGTCGCCGAGGAGTTCCTTCCAGGGATCGCTGAGCCCACTCTGGCCCACGGGCTTGCCAAGGTTCCACTCCAGAACGTATCGCGCGGACTCAAGCCGGACACGTTCGGTGGTACCGTTCTCGGCCAGGTGAATCAGCTGCTGAGCGGCGGAAACAAGTCCATCTTTCAGGATCTGCTTGGCCGCTTCCTCGGGCGACTCAGAGGGTTTGTACCCATGAAGGGCTTCGTACACTTCGTCGTCAGATGGGATGTTGCTACTCTGTGCGAACTTTTGGTAGTCGTTGATCTGGCCATTACTACTGTCAGCGTTTGCTTCGGGTGGGGTTGTGTCCGACTGTTTTGGCTCCTGTTCCTCTGCGCTCGGCACTTCCTCACCTCCTCACGGCATGCTTCACTCGTATCTTTCCTACCTAGTATAGCTGGAACGCTCCTTGCAAGGCAAGCTATGTCTCGTGGGTGTTTTCTCTAATCCCTCGGGTTACCCGTGAATTTCTCTAGGATCACGCTTCTGTTTCAGGTACCCGGGTAGCGATAGTAGGGGCAGAACCGTTTGTGTAGGGGTACCATTGACCCGCGCCGTGGCTAGAAAGTGTGGTTCGTTTCGATTTGATGTATTATGAAGTTGTTGAAGAAAGAAGAACCAAGAGGAAAGGAGGTGACTACCATGAAGACGATCAGCATCTACCGTCTCGCGAAGACGGCTGGTGTGCAGCCGCAGAGCCTCTACACACAGGCGAAGCTGGGGAACCTGAAGGCCCAGAAGACCACGTGTGACCACTGCGGGCACACAGCGTGGACTGTTACGGAGACCGTCGCCCAGGAGTACCTGACCAAGCGTCAGGAGCGACTGGCGAAGAAGGACTCCTAGTCCAACCGTCAGGGTGAGGGTTCGGAAACGGACCCCCGCCCCGACGAGTGGAAGGAGGTGAACAAGATGACGAACAGGACCAAGCGGGCCGCCGGGGCCCTGGCCGTGGCAACCATTCTAGGGGGCTTCGGGGCAGGACGGGCAACAGCTGGTGGTGACGGACGGTCAGTCCGCTACACGACCCCTGGTGATCGATACCCGGTGATCGTGGTGGAGGGACGCCGGTGTCTCCTAGCCGAGGACAGCATCCGCCTACGGGTGGTGGACTACGACCCAGGGCTGGTGGTCTACCGGTGCATCGTGCCGTAGCACCTGAAGGAGGAAGCCGGTCCGAAAGGGCCGGCTTCCTTTATGCTTTGTGGACAATACTGGGAACACAACTTTCGGACCTGGGAGTAATTCGGCTACATCCTGGGAACACAACTTTTGCCTATGACCCTAATTCGGCCCGGGGGGCCGGCGCGGGCGGTGGGCTACCCTTCTTCCACAGGGGCCGGGGGTGATGGCGGCCCCATCTTACCGGCGTTCTCTATTAGGGTCGTCCAGGCCTCTGAGACTTGGTACTCCTCGTCCTCTTCGGTCACGTCTTGAGAAGGGGTGTCCCCGGGTCCTAGACTCCGGACGTCTGCAAGACATGAGGAGCACCTGTAGCCTTGCAGTTCGTGGACCCAAGCAACTGCCCGGTTGCGGAGGCACTTACTACAGGTCCCTCCTTCAAGGCCTGCTCCGAGTGTCTTGGGGACCCCCAAGACTGCCATCATAATCTTCCGCGGGTTGGGCATCCCGCCTCCTCTCCTCTGACTACTTCTATTATAACTGGTCCCGAGGTAAAAGTCACGATCGGTCAATCGATTGGTAGGTCCATTTTAGATTGTGGCTTATACTACTCGAAGGATAATAAGGATAATACAAAGATACAACTCCCTTAGTATTGTATATAAGTAATATACTATATATAACTATTCCTAAAGAATCATAACTATAGGAAAAGGTGAATAGAGCGTGCCGCATGTCCACTTGCCGTGAATGCAACTTCCAAGGTTCTCGTGCTTACGTTGAGGCTAGCTACTATGTGCTCCTCAGGATAAAACTCTTTTCGGAGGATACCAAAGGAACCCCTAGGGATGCTGATTGTCAACCGGACTTGGGGATGCTATAAGATAGTGGTAGATGGGAGCAGGCTACCAAACCGAGCTCCCAATCTACGAAACAGGAAAGGAGGTGAATACCAAATGAAGCGAGCCGAGTACGAGCACACAGGGTTCGGTAAGTGGAAGTGGGTAGACCACAGGCTGTGTGACCGTTGCGGACGTGAGATCCTGTTCCCTTGGGAGGGACACTCCGCGAACGGCGTCGCCTCAACTGAGGCGCGTCTGTTCGGGGTCTATGAGGACCTCGACAGCGGTTGCTACACAGCAGTCTACCACGGACAGGACGCAACCAGAAGCGAGCCGCTTCTGCACTTCGTCGGAAACCTGAGGCCGACAGGTGTGAACGCACTAGCAGCATCGAAGCGAAACCAGCTACAAGGGATCGTGTAGAGGGAAGGTGAACAGGGTGAGGCTCAGGAAGGCCGATAGGAAGTTCATCAAGGAGGCCCTAGAGTGGTGCCTTCAGAACTCCGTCGACGACGAGGAGTTCATGCACCTGAACGAAGAGGAGAAGGTACAGTTCGCAAGGGACATTGTCACTTACGAACGGCTCATCAGGAAGTTCGACCGCTAGGCAATGGAGGCGAATAACCGGAGGCAACACATGAGACCCGCAGACGAAGAGACGTGGGAACAAGAGTACTGGGACGAGTACCTCAACGAGTTCGGACCTGAAGCCTACGTTGAGGCCCGTTTCGGGACAGAACCACTTCAGAACATGGAACGCAGCAAGGGAGGTGAGGTGGATGGGGCTCAAGGGCAAGACCTCGCAGCAGCGTGACAGGATTCGAGCACGCCGGATCCGCAAGCTCCAGCGGCTAGCTCGGAAGCGGAACAGGTCATAGGGAATACTCTGTAGGGTAACACAAGCGGATGGGGACGATAGACGGTGAGGGCAGGCAAGCCTCACCACAGTGCAACTCGTACTGGTAGCGTTCCGTCCCATTCGGTGAACATAGAAGGAGGCTACGACGGTGCTGTGACTTGAGCGTCCTGCCTGACAAGAGACCACGTCCGGGCTAGGCGCTGAAGTACACAGACGAAGGGCGATTGAACCTAAGGAGGTGACACAATGGACGGGCAGAAGGATTACGGTACGGCGTGGCTGTTGACAGGCCTCGTGATCGGTGCCATCCTAGGGGGCTTCCTAGTCTACCTCTGGGCACTGGCCAACCCC